CCTGGCTATTTTTACAGCTTTTTCTTTCTCTGTGCCATCCCCTGTATCAGCTTCCATCATAGCTTTTACTTTCGCCATCTGCTCAGATGATGGCAAGTGGAAATTTACGGCAGCAACGAAAGGTTGCTTTTCTTCCGGCTCCTGAAACATCACCTTGTCAATTAACCCTCGTTCTTTCGCCTGTTCAGCAGTAAGCCAGGTTTCATTTTCCATCATTTCCAATGCGTCCGACTCGGACATTCCAGTCTTTGCAGTGTATGCTGTGCACAATGCCTGATCGGCAGTTCTAAGAACTTCTGCCATGTGCTCCATATCACTGTGATTTCCCCTGGCTCCTGAAGATACACAATGCACCATCATGAGTGCCGTTGGAGACATTTCACAGTAAGCGGCACATGCCACTATAGAAGCAGCACTGCAAGCCTCCCCCATAATGTATATACGCATATCATGTTTTTCCGCAGCGCTCCTGAGTAAGGTATAAATCTCAGATCCAACATCGATTATTCCGCCTGGGGAATTGATATATACCTCAATCTCATCTCCTGGGACTGCTGCCGATAAAACCTTCATTACGTCTCTCGGACATGTACTGTCTTCGCCAAACCAGTCATAATACCATTTATAGTCATTTGGTATCATTGCTCCTCTGACATCAATTCTATGTTTCAACTTTCTTTTCACCTCCATGCATCTCTATATAAGCAGCTTTTAACAACTGCCCCATTAATCCTGCCATTTCGCGGTAATTTTCACCGTTCATTTTGTTAAGCATACTTTCCAGCATGTCCACCACCTGGGTATCCAGTCTCCTGATTGGCTTATCTCCGCCCTCAATAGGTGCCAGATTCAAGATTGCACGCCATTCATTGGGTGTCATTGCTCCTCGATCCACCATGGACTGAAATGCAAGTTTGGTACTCATGCTTGCACACTGGAGGTTGCTGGACTCATATGTTATGTAATTTCCACAGCCTCTCTCTCTTGGTGAAAAGAGCTTTGTTGTAAGCTCTTTCCCAAGCTGTATTGCAACCGGTTCAATTTCCGCCTCATAATATGCTGTCCACTGATCTTCATTCCAATCTGACTGCACAATATGTTTGTTGGTGTTAAAGAAAGAATAAATCCGGTCTGTGATCCGGTCCGTCTGTGACGCATTCGGAACATAGTCCTTTGCTTCAATCTGTTTTGCGTCGACCTTAGCATCCACACCAGCTGCTCCGAAAGTATCCGTTTCAATAGCAAGATAATTCTTTACAAACTGTTCTACATTGGTTTTTACATCTTCCGGACGCATGGAACTGGTAAATTTCAGCAGCCAGCGGATAATTCCGGAATTTTTAATTGCCTTCACAATTCCCTGGTCTATGTATCCAACACACTCCATTAGCTGAGCCAGCGCCGGTTCCGGATTTTCTCCGAAGATATCATTCCCCTCATAATCCTGGCGCAAGTGGATAATATCCGAATACCGAAAGGTACCCGTTTTTCCATTCTTGTAAGTGAATTTCAGAAAAAGTTCTTCTGCAGTCCCATATATCGCTTCCACCATTGTTGCCGGAATCGGATACACCTGCTCTGCATATCCATTCTCATCTCGAACGATCAGTGCAAAAGCATTGTTGCTAAGGCATAGCTGATTCGCAAGCTTTTCCTGGAACATCTGCCCTGTCATATAAGGATTCGGGTTACTTAAAAGCATCTTTATACTGGTTTTGGGGTTTACCTTTAACCCTTTTTCGTTTTCCTGTATATGTTTTGCCACAAGTTTTCCGATAGCTTTCACCTTTGGACGAATGCATGCCCGGATGATATCACTGTCATATAATTTTCCATTCCAGGAATAATAATGTTCGCCCCAGGTTGTCACCATCTTGTACTGTTCACTTGTATTAGGCTTATCTGCGGTAGGTTCCCTCCCTCGATTTTTGTTTCTGTTCCAAAATGCCATATATACCTCCTGCTTAAATCAAGCTTATATACTCATCAAATTTATCTCTAAGGACTACGTAGCCATCAACCAACGCCATAGTTCCATCAATTCTTTTTCTTGGATCATCTGTTTTTACAGGCTGAATATTTCCATTTATGTCAGTCCTTACCGCCGTATTTGCCAGGCACATTTTGTCAATTGGATTGTTATCGTAAACGACCTTCTTGGCACTCAGATCCGCCTTTAACTCTTTCATGGGCTGAGAAAGAGTTGCAACGCCCTGCCGGATTGGTATCATTGCAGATTTTCCAAAAGCAGCTTCGAACTCTCGCAAAAGTGAATCATCAATATGCCATGGATCATAACCTATCGCCATCATGTAAATATCCTCTTTTTCCTGTATTTCCAGATACCAGTCTAAGATTACCTTCTTATTCACCTTATAGGTATCAACCGTTCTCAGCAGTCCCTGTTCTTTCCACAAGGTGTATGGTGCATTGTCACGTCCTTGTCTTCTTCCGGAGTTTTCATATTCATCCAATACACGCTGTGGAAGCCAGTACATCTGCTTAACATAAATCTTTTCATCACCCTTGCGCATGCAAAGTACCTTCGCTGCATTCAGATCCACACAATCAGCTGCATCAAACCCGCCAATTCCATACCGGAATTTTTTATCCCCAATTCGTTCTTCATTATTGAGATCTTCCCAACGGAGCCATGCAGTTTCCGCAGTCTGTTTAAGATTAAAGTCTTTTACAAGAACTGTTGGTTTGAATGTAGGATCATCTTTTGCTTTCTGCACCATTTGCCGGAGATAATCGTAAGATTTGATCGGACCAAGGCCAGGATTTGCCTTTTCCCAGCATTCTTCTTTATCCCATTCTTCTCTGTCATCAAGTTCATAAATAAACGGAATAAATCTATTATTCTGTATTTTTCCCTCCAGGATTCCTGCTGCATAGTCATACTGTGCGTCAAATATTCCG